CAAAAAACTTAATTCAAATTTTTTCTCTCTTGCCATTAGTAACCTCTTGTTCTGTTTCTGTTATTTTTAGCTCTATCACTACTTAATAAAATGTCTGATCCTTTTATTGTTCCGAATACTTGAACATTGCCTCCTCCACTTTCTCCAATCATTGATTTAAGTTTGTCTAATGGAGCTATAACTTCTGGATTGCTCATACTTGTTCCTGGTCCTTCTCCTATCATTCCCATAGTAGCTCCAGTTACTAATCCACCATCAGCAAAACCAAATAATTTAGGAATACCAGCAAACCCTCCTATGTCTTTAAAACCCATTAAACCACCAGCTCCAGTACCTCCTAGCAAAGCATTTAATAAAACAGTAGCTGCTAATTGAGCTAGTATTGCTTTTAAAGCTTGTTTAGATCCCTCTAAAAAAGTTTTGAAAAACCCATCTGAACTCTGTAAAGCTTGAGAAAATACACCTTGTATAGTATTACCAAAAGATGCAAAAGATGAAGTTATTGAATCATTTAAAGAAGCTATATTTTCTGTTTGTAAATTTAATTCTTTTTGTAATTCTACTGCTTTAGCAATTTTGTCTAGCTGCTCTTGAGTAATAGGAGCTAATAAACTAAATCCTTGTTCTGGAACAACTCTATTATCAAAAGAAGTAAAATCTTGTACTATTCCAGGTCCTTTTTTCTGACCTCCTCCTCCTCCAGAGCCTAATCCTATTCCCTTATTAAATTTAGCTATTAAAGGAAATACTTTTTCTAATGAGTTTTTTATTGAAGTTCCAAAATCATTAAACTCGTTTTTGTATTCTTTAGTTTTATCTTTTAACTTTTCTAATCCGTCTGTTACTTTATCAAAAGGATTATCTAATGGATCTTGTCCTAGTTTTTCTCTTAAAAGATTATAACTTTCAATAATAGCATAGAAAGGATTAAACTCTATTAAAAATATTAGCATATCAATAAGAGCATTTTTCCACCAGCTAATATCGCTAAATCGTTCTTTTAATGCTTCCCAGTTATCAGTAATAAATACAATAGCAGCCGCTAAAGCCGTAACTGCTGCAACAGTAGCTAATACTGGAGCAGAGATTCCAGCTAACGCAATAGCAATACCACCTAAAACTATTAATAATGGTCCTAATGTTGCTGTTAATAAAGCAATTCCAATAATCATTTCTTGAGTCTTAGATTCTAAATTACTAAAGCCATTGAAAACAACCATTAATTTTTCCCCTAATTTAACTACTATCGGGATTAATTTTTCTCCTATTTCTTCGAATATATCGCCTAAGCGATTCTTCATTTGAATTAATGAACCTAAACCCTCTTTAGATATGCTTCTGCTTGACCTCCAAAAGCAGTAGATAAAGCATTAACCGCACTATTTAACCTTTCAACAGTTCCAACTTCTCCCTCTATTTGTATTCCATAACGACTTAAAGCATTTGTACTAGAGCCAACACTTTTAGCAACTAGTTTAGCTGCATCTCCTAAGCCTACTCCTTGAGCAGTTGCAAAGTCTTGAATTAATGGAGTTAATCTTAAAATAGCTTCTTCATTAAGTCCTAGTTGAGCCAGAAAGCCTTGAGCCTCCATTGTAGCTTCATCTCCAAATAAAGTAACCTTTTGTAATTCTTGAGCTTGATTTTTTAGACTTTTAAAAGCTTGTTCATTACCTTTTAAAGAAGTTCTTAGTTTTGTTTCTGCTTTTATTTGCTCGTCAAAAGCTTTAATAGCTACTGCTCCAAAACCTATTACTGGCATAGTTAAGCTCCTAGTCATTGTTTGACCAGTTCTTTGCATACTTGCTCCAAACTTTTTAAGACTTCTAGTAGCCTTTTTTAAGCTGCTCTGAAATTGTTTATCGTTTAAAGATAGTTTTACGCTTAAATTCTTTTCAGCCATTTTTTTTATTTATTAAATCGTATTTTTTAGCTATATACTCAGCTCGCTTTTTTTGTTTCTCAACATCTTTAACCTCTTCTCCTTTCTCCCATTCAAACTTAATAAGTTTTTGAGGAGTTAAATTTTGTCCTTTTTTTGTATGAGGCTGCAACATTAAACAAGCTAACCATCTTACTCTTTCCCATTCCCTCTTTTCTTTTGATTCTATTACGTCATTACGACCTTTTTGAATTAAAAAAAATTCGTGAAATGTTAAATTCCAAAATTCATCTGGTAATAATCCGAGTCCATAAGCAACTGACTCTAATGTATCCCAGTCTATTTCTTTGCCGCTTTCATCTTCTTTGCGGCTTTCACGTTTCCCTCGTTTCCAAGTTTAGCACTAAATTGAGTAGAGAACACTTCTAATACTTTATTTAAAGCTTCAAAATCTTCATCTAATAAGTCTGCTACACTTTCAACTGTTAAAGAACATTCTTGACCGCTTACTCTTGATCCGTCCTTAATTCCGTTTAGAATCAAAAAACAAGCATCATCTAAACTCATTGACTCTCCTAACTTATCTAAATCACTTAAAGCTCTATCTGTATCTTTACAGAACATTCTTAAAGCATTCATTCCAAATCTTACTGGATAATCCTTTCCGTTTATTAAAACTATTTCGTACATTTTTTTTATCGTTTTTTATCGTTTTCATTTAATTACCATTGAAGAGAGGAGGAGAATAAACTCCATCCTCAATCCAACGATAAAAAATATTATACTGGCGTTTTAGTTAAAGCACCAGTACCCTCTATTGAACAAGAGTAAGTTGGAGCATCTTCTGTTCCTCCAGAAATCTCTAAAGAAGTAATGAAACCATCTCCAGTAATTGTATAACCAGCTGGAGTAGCTAAAGCAAAAGTAAAATCTACTGCCGTTCTATCTAGCATCTGGTCAAATAATTCAGCAACATCAGTATCTCCACCAGTTGCATCAAAGTCCATAAGACCATCAGCACTTAAAGAAAAACTTTTAGTACCTCCTAAAAGCTCTCTGAATCCAGCAGAGTCTTTTGTTGTTATATCTATTGTATCAACATTTATAGAAAGTGATACATTTTGCGAATGCATTAGTTTCGCTACAGCTCCTTCATCACTAGGAGAAACTTTTAATATTAAATCTGTTCCGTTAAAAATTGCCATTTTATTATTTATTAATTAATTAATTATTGTTTGTATCTAAAGGAGTTTCTTCTTTTTTCTCCTTTTTAGATTGCTTCTTTTTATTATCTATTGCGTTATTATGCTTTAAAAAATTATAGACTGCTCTAACTACATTATAAGATTCTCCCTCTTGATATTGTACTTCTCTACATTCTATATTCTTTTTAATTTTAACTTTATAAGTATCCATAAATTTATCTATTTATATTAAATCTGTAATCGTGAGCTATTTGATAAATTCCATTAGTTCCACTTGTATCATCAAAAGATTCAACAGAATTTTCAAAAAATATCTTATCTACTACTACTCCATCATAAGTACCGCTTACATAATCTAAAGCAGTTCTAACAAATCCTGACAAAGTAATTAAATCGCTATACTTAGAATGAACTAAAGTAATTTGAACACTAACATAGTCATAAGTAGAAACTCCGTTTTTAGTCATATTAGGAATGTCGCTAACAACTTGGTAAACTATAAATGGAAAAGTAGGATCATTTTCACTAAACTTAAATCTAGCTGGAAATATTCTAGTAATACCTCCTCCAGTTGTAACTAAAGGAGCTACATCAGAATCATTACTTAAAATATTATATATTACTTTACCTACTTCCATTATTTCTTAAATCGTTTTTCAATCAATGCTTTTAATTGATTAGTTACATCATTTAATGCTTGAGTTCCTTTACTTCTTGCAGCTTCATCTAACATTCTTAAACCAGCAACACCTCTAAAACCATACTCTAAAAAGTAAAAATAAAAACCACTTTTAGATTTATCTGCAAAAGCTCCTTTTACTCTTGGACCTACATAAACACTAGGAGCAACTCCTCTTCTGTTTTTTCCGTTTATTATAGATAATGATTTTCTTAATTGTCCACTATCTTTAGGAACTAAACCTTTTAACTCTGTTAGAATTGGCTTTGCTGCTTTTCTCATTGCTTGTCTTAAAATAGTTTTGTTTTTAGAATCTGACATATTTAACGACTCTAAATTTCTAGCTATTTCAGCAAGTTCTTTTTTATCTATTGTTAGACCTACATTCATTAGCTTGAGAATATATCTTTTAAATCTTTCTTTACTATTGTTAAAAGCATCTTATCCTTTCTTCCTATTTCTTTTATTCCTAAAATAGCAAACTCATCATCCCCATCACTTAGATAAAAATCTGGACTTGTACCTATTGCAATCCTATATCTAATTAAACATTCAACCATCTGCTCTCCTACAAATACATCTGATTCATAGCTAGTCTTACCAGCTTTAAAATCAAAATCAGCGTAAATAGTTACGCTTGTAGGAGTTCCAGCTATTCTCTCTCCATAAGAGTTAGTTGTAAATGTTTGATTATATAAAGTTAATTTTCTGTCTAACTTTCCGAATATCATAACTCTAAAAATCTGTAAGGAGTTAGCATATACTCAACCATTAAAGGTATTTCTTGTACTTGTGTACCTAAAACAATATCTTGTCTTTGCTCATAGTATCTTCCAACTATAATTAACATTGCTTGTTTTATAGCATCCTCAACTTCGTTAGCAGTTCTTCCTACAATAAACTCTATTTCTACTGCATTCGGTCTTTCATAAGTATCTGGAAAAGTACCGTCATTACTTTCATATATTCTTCCTGGCTTTATCTTATTATCTAAATCATAATTAGAACTTGCTAAAGTTTGTAAAACATTATTATTATCATAATATTTAACATGAGTTACATTTTGTATAATTCCAACTTGTAAATCAATATAAGGAGGAAAAACATCAAAGAATAAATTATAAGTCTGACTTATTAATCTTCTTCTTGTAAACTCCTCAACTTGATTAGTAGCTACTCCTATTAATGCAGTAATATAATCATTGTCATCATCATAATCAGAATCAACTCTTAAATGTTGTTTAGCTTCAGCCAATGTAATAGCAGTATTAGTTGGAGGAGTTTTTAAAACTAGCTTTCCATAATTTACATATCCATCAATACTGAAATAATTATAATTTAACATATATAAAAAAGTAAAAAAAGGAGAGAGCGATTAAACTCTCTCCAATTAAAATTATGCACTTAAAGTTGTATACTTCACAA